TGAAAGTTGTAAAAACCCCTCGCCGTTATACTACTTACTATCGTTCAGATAATTTTACAGAATTGAGATTTGGAGCGGGTGTGTCGGATAATCCAGATGAGGAGATTATACCAAATCCTGATACTGTTGGTTCATCATTACCTGGTGGCGTTTCCAATTTAGAAACATCTTTTGACCCATCAAATTTTTTGAAGACGCGCGCTTATGGATTAGCTCCATCTAATACAACTTTGACCGTTAAATATTCTTTCGGTGGTGGAATTCAGGATAATTCTCCACAAGATAGTATTACCCAAATAAACACCATAACCTTTGCTATACAGGATTCAAATTTAGATTCGACCCAAGTTCAGACTGCTAAGGAGTCGGTTGGTGTAAATAATCCAAATCCTACCAAAGGTGGTTTAGGCGCGGAGACTGTTGAGGAGATAAGAGAAAATACAAAAGCATTTTTTCAAGCACAAAACAGAGCCGTAACAAAACAAGATTACATAGGTAGGGTTTATGCTTTACCCCCAAGATATGGGAATGTAGCAAAAGCTTACATAGTTCAAGATGACCAATTGAATGAATCACCACAAGCGCGTGAATCAGAAGCATTCATTACTGAGGAAGACATTGGAAAAACTGTTCAGGCAATATCAGAGAGAATTCCTAATCCATTAGCTTTAAATTTATATGTTTTGGGTTACAATCAAAATAATAACTTAGTGCCAGTAAATCGTGCGGTGAAAGAAAATATAAAAACCTATTTAAGTTCGTTTAGGTCGTTAACCGATGCAGTAAATATTAAAACACCATATGTGATTAACATCGGTGTAAAATTTTCCGTTGTAACAAAAGTCGGTTTTAATAAAAATGATGTTGTTTTAAGATGTGTTGAGGAAGTTAAAAGATTTTTTGATATTGATAGATGGCAAATAAACCAACCAATAGTTTTAACAGATTTAGCTTATAAGTTATCTTTGATTGATGGTGTTGGTTCAATTGTTCCACCACAAGACAATAACCCAAACAATTTACCTATATTGATAGAAAACAAATTTCAAAAATCAGGTGGTTATTCAGGTAACTTATACGATATAAATGATGCAACAATAGATGGTATTATTTATCCCTCATTAGACCCGTCAATATTCGAAGTTAAGTTTCCAAACGTCGATATAGAGGGTAGAGCAGTTGGAAATAATATTGGCACTACAACTTACTAAAGGAGACTAAAATGCACTTTTTTGAATTCGCGCAAAAAGATTCAACTTTATATGAGGGTCAAGCCACCCAAAGTGTTAATACAGGTTTAGATGAAATATTAGAAATCAGAAAAGACATGGATGACTCTGGTCAGACCATAAATGTAAGTCGAGTTGTTATTCAATTTGATATAGCTAATATATCTTCATCGGTGGTTAACGGAACAATTCCAGCGGACGCTAATTATTTCTTAAATTTATTCGACGCAGCATCAACAGAACTAATTACAAGTCAATCCTTGTACGCTTATCCAATAAGTCAAAGTTGGGTGCAGGGAGAGGGTAAATTGAGCGATAGTCCAGAGACAACAGAGGGTTGTAGTTGGAGATATAGAGATGGAGAAACTACAGGTACACAATGGGTTAGTGGTAGTAACAGCGCTGGTGGTAGATGGGTAAGTGGTAGCACTTATGAGGCATCACAATCTTTCGACCACGAAACATCAGATATGAGAATGAATGTTACTGACATAGTAAAGCATTGGTTATCAGGTTCTCACGATGGAGTCGTATTACACAACAATGGATTCATTGTCAAAAGAAGCGGTAGTATTGGTAATTCCGATACAAATGTTGAGGAGGGTAACACAGATAGATTTGGACAATTCAAATTTTTCTCACGCGATACTCATACTATTTTTCCACCAAAATTAGAAGTTGAATGGGACGACTCAACATTCGATACTGGCTCATTAAGTTCATTATCAGCAGATGACGTAGATAACGTTACAATCTATATGAAAAATCTTAGAGAAGAATATAAAGAAAATAGCATAGTAAAATTAAGAGTTGTGGGTAGAGAAAGATTTCCAGCTAAAACTTTTTCAACAGGCTCACAAAATCTATCAGTAAAGTTTTTACCAAGCGGCAGTCAATATTCAATAAGGGATGCTTTTTCAGAGGACACACTAATTGGATTTGGCACAGGCTCGCACTTAAGTTGTGATGGTAATGGTAATTTCTTCAGATTGGATATGAATGCGTTCCAACCCGAAAGACACTACAGAGTTTTATACAGAGTTGTTAGCGGAAGTGGAGCTACCAGAACCGACCAATTTATCGACAATGATTTCATATTTAAAGTGAGTAGATAATAAATGCCTTACACAAATGAAGAGCTTCAGTCTTATGATTTTTTTCAAAATTTAAGAGAACAAGACAAAAGGGATTACTACGACAAGATAAGCACTGCTTATGGTGAGAGTGTTGTATCTCGCTCTTTATCTCGTCCAGTAAGAAACTCCGCAGGTACTTTTGTTTCATTTGAGGAGGAAGTTGATGAGTCGATGATAGGTCAAGTAAGAAATTCACCATCCGAAATATTAGTGGTTGGCCCGCCTAATACACAATCACCACCTGACCACGAATCTACTACTGTTAGATATCGAAATGATGTAACGCTTGAGAGAATCATAAATAGAAATATAAATTCATTATCGATTGGTGGAGGGGCATTGGGTTTAGCCACAATTGACCCTTTACCAGATGAGGGTGAACAAACAATTCAATTACAAAATGGTATGATAATATCAGATAAAGATTTATCGCAAAGATATCTTTTAGATGGTAATAAAAAAAGAAACTTTTTGAATATTGAAATTTTTAAATCTTATGAGGATATACTTTTTACCGGCGGAGTTGTAGCGGACGATATACCTATCATTAGGATTAGATTAAGTGATTTAAAGGTTATACCAAATGGTGCTAATATGCCATTTTACTTTTCTGATTTACCAGAGACGAATCAAACTGGCGAACAGACTAGCGGAGGTTCAACTACTGGCACACAAAACTCCGATGATGCAACAACGCCTGAGGATATAGAACTGCAATCTGATACGGCTGAAAACAGATATAAAGATAAAGATGATGGTGGTATGCCTAGTAGGGCAGAGGGTGGGAGAGGATACTAATGCCTTTAGAAAACAGAACCAGATTTAATAAAAAAGATTTAGACTTAATAAAGCAGGGTGAATCACGCGTAATAGGACAATTTGATTCTTACAACAAACCATCCTTTGGAGATGACCCACGAGATTTTATAGAATTAAACATCTATGATTTGGATGATAATTTTATACAATCACATAAAATAACTAATGAAAATTTTAGCATTGATGATGGGAACATAGAATTAAAACCAGGTGGTGACTTGAGGTCTTTAGGTTATCAAAGCGGTGAGTATAAAGTTGAATATAATTTTTTTAGAGAGTTAGCTGGCTCAGAATCTAAATTATTGATTGATGAAGAATCCAACATTTATGATGGGCCATTTGAGTTTGATGCCTTTGGTAAGATAATAGCTAGTGATGGAACTAATCGCAAGTTAGAATTAATAGATAATAAATTCTTCATTCACCAAATATCAGGTAATAGAACAGAAATTAGAATAGCTCCATTAAGAATTAAAAACGAAAAATATTTAGGTGATTTTGAAAATTTACAATCGGACAATACCTATATCACATCCAACCCATTAAGATTGAGTGAGGGATTTGATTTTGTATCATTAGGAAAAGGATTGGATGGGTTAACGCCAAATGGTGGTGTGGGTGATGGTGATTCTACATTATTAAATTTAGAATTAAAGGGTAACGATGTTGGGTTCACACCAGATATGGTGGGTTCAGAAATATCAATAGAAGATATGTACTTTCACGGAAATGATGTTGAGAATACAATAGATTTCGCACCAGATTATTTCCTAACATCAAAACCACGTTTTGGTTTACCCAAAGGAGATAAAAGTGTTGCATTTCCTAAAATAGCTGGTGGAAATCTGAATCAAACAAACGATAGACCATTTTTTCTCAGAGGCCCAATAGGACAATTTATAACTTACAACATAAATGGTGTGATAAATGAAATAACCTCAACTGACCAAATGTATAAAATGCATTTTGAGAGGTTTCCTCATAGCGGTAATAGCGATAGTAAAAAGAAACTAGCTACAGAGGTTTTTGGAGTTGGTGGAAATAATTTTTTCACAGGTAGAGGATTCGCGTCACTTAAAGGTGCTGAAAAAAATGGCGTCTACTTTACAGCTTTTGTTGATTCCTCAACCGACCTACAACCAGAATCCATAGAATGGAAGTTTACAAATTTAGGTAGGCCTGATAACAATGCATTCGCAGGGAATGTTGTGACTAAAAAAGCCGACATAAAAAAATTTTATAGTGAGATATCAAAACTACCCGCTGAGTTAACTAACAATCTAAAATTCACCTCAAGAAACGAAGGTGCGTATAAAAATCCATTGTTAATTGATGCAGCTGGGTTACCAACCACCATAGATGATAATGGAGCTAGGGTCGTGTCTAGTGATGGAATACTATCAGTTAAAGATAAACTTTATTCGACATTAATACAATTTACACAACCAGGCATTTATGACGTTGAGGTTGCGGTGACATTTAACTATGGTTTAAAAAAGAGAGTGTTGACAGCAAAAAAAGAACAATATTTTATGGTCATACCTAATTGGAGAGATGAAGGAACTAATGATGCGATTAATAATTTTAATTCGTCACTAAGTTTTGTTAGAGCCGTAAATGAAGTGGATGATGGGGGTTAAAGATTATGCCAATTAAATATCCATCATTTAGAAGTAATACAGGAGGACAAACCGATTCCTCATTAGACCTAATACAAAATAGTGCATTAATACCTTTAACTTCCGAACACCCAAATGCTAAAAATGTTAGATTAGTAAATGGTATTGTTTATGGCACCGCTACAAAAAGAAATGAAGAACAAGCGGAGTCATTTCCAATCACATTTGAATTAAGGCTAAACTACATTGAGGGTGAAACGCCCGATACATACAAATGGAGCGTTGTTCACCCTAATGGTGATATAGTAAATTCTGACCAATCCAATAACAATCGTTTTGAAAAAATATTTTTTATCGAACAAAATGGGAGTGGTTTGGGTGAGTATATAATACGTGTAAGCGCGTCTTCCTCAACAAATCCAAATTTAAAATTAGTTTATGAACTACCTGTACAAATAGTTGAGCCAGATGTAAACAGAGCATTTGTTGAAAACGGAATATTTTCTCCCTACAGAGGAAAGATAATTGAATATATTAGTCCGACCCAAGTTATAGTCGATAGGTCGATAAATAACTATGGAAAAATATTAGCTGGTGTGAAGGTTACAAATACCGCAGCAAAACCAAAATGGGTTATTAAGAAAAAATTTCAAAATATAAAAGATTTTACAACACTATTGCGTTTCGGAAATGACAGAACTTCGCTAGCGGTAAATTATGAAGTTGATACTAATACGTTTCCGAACCGACCTAACTCAATTATTTATAAAACCTATAAACCTATTGATGAATCTGTAAACTTAAAGGATAATGCCTATGTTGTAAGGGAAATGATACCACCTATTGTTGAAAAGATAAAATTAGTAGAATTTCAAGAATCTGATTTAGGTGATTTTGTTTTAAGACAACCTAACAAAGACTCTTTAGAAAGTCCTGTTCAAAAGAGACCTACAGATTTTAAAAATTATAACACCCTAATTGGTTCAGGTTCTACATTTGTTGAGAACACTTTACGAAATAATTTATTAAGTGGTAGCACCTCAGTTAATTTAAACATAGATTATAACAATTACGAAAATTTCACCCACTTTGGTTCTGCTAATGAAAGAGTTAAAAATTTCAAATTAAAGTTAGAATCCATTCAAAGTTATAGTGAGGAGAGCCAATCATTATTATCTTTTAGTGGAAGTGATAACGATATTAGAAGCATAGAGAATAAACGTGATGAGGTTATTAACAATTTTGACGGATATGAAAGATATTTGTATCAACAAAGTTCTTCAGCTTCTACAAGTTCTTTAGGTCAGTTTTTCGATACAGCGTGGCCAAAAGTATCTGGCGCAGGCACTCTGGCTAATCCATATAGAGTTGCTAATACAACATCATCCCTAGCCACAAACTGGTATAGTCTTAATACAGATTCCGCTTCCTTATATGATGATGGTAACCCGACACGCTTAGTAAATTTACTACCCGAACACGTCAAAGCCGATCCTGAGAATGAAACTTTTTTAAGATTTATGGATATGGTTGGTCAATACTTTGATGAGATATGGGTTTATATAAAAGCATTAAGTGACGTAACGGATAGACGACAAAAAATTACAGAGGGATTAGCAAAGGATTTAGCTTATGATTTAGCTAAGTCGTATGGATGGGAATTGAATTCTGGTAAAGACTTATTGGAATTATCACAATATAAATTAGGTTTGAATCCAAGCGGTTCTTCCTATCCCACATATTCAGTAACCGCAGAAGAAGACATTGAGAAAGAAATTTGGAAACGTATACTACTAAATATACCATACTTCCTAAAAACAAAAGGTACTGCTAAGGCATTAAAAGCATTGGTGGCTTGTTATGGAGTACCCTCCACAATACTTAGAATTAAAGAATATGGTGGTCTTAATTTTTCAGGTAGTGAGGCTACGTTTGATATTAAGAAAAAGTTTACAAAATCATTAGATTTTAAAAGTGGGCAATTTGTATCATCATCGTGGGAGAATGTAAATTCTGTCAAACCTCATACAGTTGAGATAAGGTTCAAATCTCCAACAGGCTCAAATCAGACTTTAGTTCAAAAAGATAATAAATGGGCATTACGTTTAAAAGATAATGGTTCTATTGACAATAAAGGATTCGTTTCTTTTATGATATCTGGCTCTAGCGGTTATAAAGAAATTAGTTCTTCGTTGTTACCTATTTATGATAATGATTTTTATTCGGTGATGTTAAGAAAAAAGATTATCTCACATAACCATATTACACCCTTTACACAATCATTAGCAGGCACTATTTTTGCTGATGGTGCAAGAAACGGAACTTTAACATCACATAGCGGTTCTGAGAAACTAAGTGAGTTTAGTCTTAGACATACGGCAACCGCAGAGGATTCTTTTACTCTCAATCATAAAGGCGTTGGCGCATCATTCATATCAGCTTCTTTAGGTAAGGAGGTTGAATTTTCAGCTCAGGTAGCGGCTAGCGCTAGTAATAATATGGAAAAAGGTGACGCTAAGGTACAATTACAATTATTCGAATTAGATTCAGCTGAAAATGTGGTGGAGTTCGCTGAAACAGATTTTGAACATATAACAACAGATTTCAAAAGATTACAGGTTAGAAGAACGGTTAGTAATCCTCGTACAATTACCCTATCTTTAAGATTAAAAAATCAAAGAGAAAATGATACTGTTTTTTATGATAATCTAACCTTAGTCACAGGCAGCACTGCTTATGGATTGGATGATGATATTAGTGATGATGTTTCTACTGCCTACAATTATGAATTATTTGTAAAAAAATATGATTCAGGTAGAAGTGATTTACAATATGAATCTAAAAATAGTTTATTGATTGATGGTTCCGTTGAGGCTTCACATTCTTATAATGGTAGTTGGTCAGGTAGTGGTCACTTGTTTATAGGTGGTAGTGGTAGCGCAGAGTTTGGTGCACCACTTAGCGGTTCATTGATGGAGTTTAGATTATGGACAACTCCTTTGATGGAGAGCAAATTCAACAATCACGTAGCAGCTCCAAAAGCAATCAATGGAAATCATCCATCGGCATCTTTCACAGAATTGCCTGTCAGATTTTCTTTTGATGATAATAAAAATTTAAGCACCGATACAAACATACCTAACGTCGCTCCTGACCAAACAACATTTTCTTCAACTGGTAGTTCATTTATTACGGGTAGCGCAGTCGGATTTGCTGATGAGGTAAACTTTTCTTCGGTAGAAGATGAAATGAAAATGTTCATACCGAACGCTGGGCCAAACCGTAGAAACGCTAAAAAAATCAGAATAGAATCATCCACAATTTCTACGAGTTCATTAGCAACATTAGATTCTGGCAGTCAAGCGGATGTCGATAATGTATTGTTTAGAAATAACAAAGAACAAATCTCTGAATTTGACGAGCTTGATGTTGAGAGTAATAAATTAGGATTGTATTTTTCACCTGTGGATGTTGTAAATGAAGATATAATTTTGTCTACAGGTGATTTAGATTTTAATCAATTTTTGGGTGACCCACGTGACCAATTCGAATTAGAGTATAGAGGACTAAAAGATATATCAAATAAATATTTTCAAAAGTATTCGGGTAAAAATAATTTTTGGGATTATTTACAGACAGTAAAATATTATGACCAATCAATGTGGCAACAATTTAAAAAACTAATACCAGCAAAAGCTAAGGCTACATTAGGAACATTGATTGAGGGTAATATTTTTGAAAGACCTAAAGAGATAATTGGTAAACTTCCAGAGCAGGAAAGGGTTGATTTAGAAACCGAAATAAATGTTGGTATTTTAGAGGTCACACAATCAGATTTTAGACCTGTTATTAGTTTACCTACGCAGAGTGTTCCTACTTTCGACGGAACTATATCTGAAAGTAGATTAAGAGAATCATCGGTCTATTACCTCAATGAATCGGCATCACTACAAACATCCGTTTATGATAGTAGAGAGGGTAGATTTTATGTCACAGCCTCAGTACGTTATGGTCAACTACCAAATAGTGTTGACGAACCAACTAAATTTTTCTCTGAAGCTATTTATGAATTTGTAAGTGGTTCTCAATTTTCGGAAAGATATGATGTCAAAAATTTATTTTTCTCAGCCTCATCTGGCCAAGACCAATATGATTCATTTTTGTCAGGTTCATTAAAACCAACAACTTCTACAAATGGTGGAGCACATTCATCCTCTTTTTCACCATCACCCTTTGAACCCATATCAAGAATTACAACCGCTCAAAGAAGATTATTTTTTGAGGGGATAAAAAATACGCCTGATACAACGATTGGTGCAGTAGGTGGTAATTATAACGTCCAATCAACCGACCCAATTGAGGTCTTTGGAACGGCACCAACTGCTGTGGCTAAAGCACCTCCAGGTTTAGGTGGGGATTCTAGATTGGTAATTAATAAGAGCGATAATGTTAGGCAAGCAGGAACAAGATTTGGTAGTGGTTTAGGTCTTAACGTACCACTACCACCAGCCCCAACCACCAATACGGAGGGTGAAAAGCAATTTGATGATTCCGAAACTGCTGGTATAGCAGATGAGTTTGTAAACACACCAGGAGGAGAAGAAGAATCTGCGACAACGCCTGAAGATATAGAACTGCAAAATGATACGGCTGAAAACAGATATTCAGGTAAAGGTGGTGATGGTAACCCTAGTAGGGCAGAGGGTGGAAGAGGATACTGATACCTTTTGACTATGAAACATAAAAAAATGGTATAAAATTAATTAACACCATATTTATATAAGAAGTGTTTTAAGCTATCAAAAAGAATTTTTCGAAATCATATATTTATACATAATGAGGAGATTAAAATATGGGTTTTCTTGACAATACATCAACAACCGTTGACGCTATACTTACTAAAAAGGGTAGGGAGTTGTTAGCGAAAGGAGATGGACAATTTAAAATAACTAGATTTAGATTATCAGACGATGAAATAGATTATTCATTGTACGATACCACACATCCAAATGGTTCAAACTTTTTTGGGGCAGTGATTGAGAATATATCTTTGTTGGAAGCTTTTCCAGTTGGAAAATTGAAATACTTTTTAATAAACGCATCAGAGGGTACAACAGCAGCTGGTATTATTAATTTTAGTACCTCAACAATTAGGTTAAATGCTAATCAATCAACCACCTTTAACCCAACCACCGATAATGTGACAGATAATGCTTATATATTTACATTGAGCAATTCAAGCGCTGGTACAATACAAGGAGGTTCAGCTGGGGGAGGAAGTAATACACCTATGGGTACAGAAGTCACTGCTAGGGGTAAAACTATAAGATTCACAGCACGTCGTTTAAATCAAGATTTAAATGCTACGATGACAATAGAAGGATTACAATCCGGCGCTAGAGTTAGCATACCATTAGCAATTAAAGCCGCACCCGCCGGTGGCGTAAAAGCATAATAGGAGTAATTGATGTTTCAAATA